TTAAACAAGACTGTGACTACTATGCTTTCTGTAGGGTGAAGAATGACTTCTCTGTTGGATGGTATCTTGGTGTGTATGAAAAACATCAATACTTTAAAGATGCTGTGTTCATGAAGAAGGGGGATGTTGACCCTACCAATGGATATGTGGTAAAGTCAGATTGTTGGAACTTAAAAATATCTCAGCTAATGGAGAAGATATGATTGTAATTAAACCAGAACGCACAGCACCTTTGCGTATTCAATTTGAGCAAGGCTATTTTGCATTCACAAAGGGATGGTTGAACAACCAATACAATCCATACACCACTCAAGGTAAGGAGTGGCAAAGAGGATTTGATAGGGGTTATTTTGATAACTTAAGGAAGCTTAAAGAAGCTGCTTAAGAGAGATAGGGCATTAGTATAAAGGATAATACAGTGGTCTTCTATACCACGAATATGGGTTCAATTCCTGTATGCCCTACCAAGATGAGTGAAGATTGGCAGCTTGCCTTCAGTGGCATTTAATTGGGTTCATCCAAGACTAGTCTTCACTCGTGTTGGGTGTTAAGCCAGCAGTCGAGGATGTTGATGTGCAATTATTTTCTGGCTTTCTTTTTGCACCTTTGTCAAAGACCGAATCGAACCCAACAACCCTTAAGTATACAATGTATGTTTTTAAGTATACAATTACTTCCTAGAAGCTAGTCCCTTTTTATCAGGTGTTGGATAGCGCATCTCTGTAGGTTCAGCAAACGCACTCTTACCCTCATCTATTCTTTTCTTTGCAAAGGCTTGTGCCTTTGAATAGATGGCCTCAGTTGGTTCTTTACCAGACAGTAGATGATCAAGCTCAGCTTTGTTTAATGTAGGCACAATGAGTGGATGCTCTACATTCTTTCCTTTGTATGTAAACTCAGAAGATATTTCTGTAGACACACCGCCTTCCTTGTTTGGAAGCGCACCAAAGTATCCCTTGCCTTTAGCACCTTCACCACTATTACGTAAGCCGTATGGTGCTAGTCCTTCTTCTGTGCTGTCTCTTTTCAAGCCTAAGCCACCACCCTTATTAAGCTTGGGTGTAATGTCTCTAATGGTTTCAATGCCTTTCTTTTGCTCTTCTGCTGAGTTTGTAATTGTATCTGTTTTGCTTAACGCTTTCTTAAGCTCTAATAACATAGTGGGTTTAGGACTAGATTTAAAAGCTTCAGGGCTAAGCTTATCTTTGTAGACATCTAACAAATTATTGATGCCTGAAAGAAGCTCAGTTTTATATTTTTCTAAAGCAGTATAATAATTCTGACCATATCCAGTTTTAGTTGAAGTTACTTCTGATGACTTAGCTATCTCATTAAAGACAGTGCGAATATCCTTATATGCTTGAGACGCATTAATAGGAGTTTTCTGTGTGTATATTGTTTTACCTTCTTCTGTTTTCCTCTTGTCTACAAAACTACCGAGTTTTTTGTTTGCGTCTGGCATAGAATTAAAATCATTAATTCTGGCTAGTGCCTCACTTATTGCTTTGTCTTTCGCAGCTATCTTCCCATACTTCTCAGTAACACCTGCTAAGTCTTGTGTAATTTTAAGCTTGTCTGCCTCAACAAAAGCATCCTCTGTTTCTTTAAAGATTGCTGATCTAGGTAAGCTCAATGGTCTAGCTACATTAGGACTACCATTGATTGTTCTTGCTAGATAGTTTAAATCTTTTTTTTCGTAAGCATCAAGAGGCATGTTCACTCTTCTGAATTCATAATCAGCATATGGTATTTCAGTTTGAGAAATATTCTTAGGCTCTTTACCGCCAAACTTTTCAACATAATAATTTAAGTTAGGATCTTTGGTAAAAGAAATGGCTCCAGCATTCAATTCAAAATGAGCTTTTCTAGTTGTCTGTGGGTTAAAGAAACCTCTCTTAAGTTTTTCAGGGGTACGTTCTGTTTTGTTTCCGTGATAAAGAATAACAGGTGGTTCGTCTTTATACTTGATACGTAAAGCATCAAGCTTGTTTTGATATTTAGAAGCAAAGGAAGCAAAGTCTTCAATAGAATTTAAATCATCTACATCCACTTCCATGCCTTTAGCTGCTCTGTATTCGCCTTGGGCAACAGCAACAACGTCTTCATCCAAAGGCTTACGTCCAGTAGTAAACGAAAGTTCATCAAGCCTGTCAACTAAAACAGGAAAAGCATCTTTTCTTATTTCTCTAATGTTATAAAGAAGTTCTTTTCTTTTTTCGTAATTAGGAGAAAATTCTGACGTAGGTGCTATTTTATTTAAATCGCCTATCTCTGATAATCTCTTTTTTTCTCTGAGAGAAAGTGGAAGATAAGGATCAATCTCACGACTAGCAATGGTTAAGTCAACTGGTTCTGGCACTGTAGCCTTACCTTCAGGCGCAATCTCTTTCAGCTTAATTAAGAGAGACTCTTGATACTCATCAGGAGTATCAGCTTTAAATTTATCCAGCTTATATTGCGACCCCATACTAGTCTTTATCAAAGACTCAGCTTCGTTTAATTGGTCTGATGAATACTTATTTATTTCATCTGCAAAATTACCACTGCTTACTGGTGTTTTAATTGACTTAGCAGACTCATTAACAATGTCTGTCATCTGCTGAGTTTGCTCAGGCGTGATAGCTGATGGCGCATTAGCAGGAAGAGTGTCTTGTATTTGCTGTAGCTCAGGAGCAAGGGCAGGAGCCTTCTTCTTAGTGACTAGAGGAGCAGCAGGAGCTTTCAACAAGTCTTCTGTTTGCTTCATAGCAGGAGCAACTTCCACCCCTGCTTTGGTAGCCATGTCTGTCACCTTCTTAAGCAGGTCATCAGCAGACTCAGTAATAGATTTCTTAGCCACCTTAGCAGCACTCTTACCAATAAGAGTTTCAGCCATCTGTTTAGCCAAGCCACCACCAGCAAAGCCCGGTTGTTTCTTAAGAGCAGCAGCAATAGCAAGAGCAGACACATAGTCCTTAGTCTCTGCTAAGTTTTTCTTCATGTTCTGTTGATAGAACTCTGCTGTAGCCCTCTTAACTTCAGGAGCAAGTCTGCTATATTTAATTTCAAACAAACGTGCTTGCTCACCACGATTAAAAGCATCAGCCTCTGATTGTTTAGTGGCAATCTCTTTAGCATTTGTTTGCGCCCAAGTAAGAAGATTTTGCATAGCAATTTTCTTAACATCAGGGCTAGCTTGTCGATAAAAGTCTGTACTTTTCAACATATCAAATGTGTCAAGCACCAGAGGAGCCATCACCTTACGAGCACTAGCATCTACAATCTTGTCTCCAGTGGAGATAAAGATTTTATTGTTTGGTATTTTAAGTTTAATAATTTCTTCTTCTAGTGGTCTTGGTGCTACTTTAACTCTTATACCAGTAAACATTTTCAAAGGACCTGCATCACTAAATTCAGCTTCTGTTCTTGTGGGTGGTTGGTACACAGGAAGATCTTGTTTTAAAATGGGTGTGCTTTTTTGTAACTGTGCAAGGGCAGAAGAAACGAAGCCTTCTTCACCAGCGGGGATTTGATAGGCATCTCTTGGCAATGCTTCATCTCTATCAATAGCAGCTACTAAGTCACTAACCTGTTGAAGAGGTACAAATGCTCTACCAAAATATTGTCCTGCCCACTCACCAAGGAATGTAGACACCTTTTGATTAGCACTGCCCTCACCTGTTTGCATATTAGATACTGACTCAGCAAACTTATCTCCCAACCACGCAGAGGTTCCAGCAGGGGCTTTAAAACCCGTCATGGCTTCTAAGAATTCTTTAGTGCTGAACTCATCTATTCTACCTTTTTCAAGCTTAACTAAATAGTCACCCATTGCAAGGAATGGTGCAGCAGGGAACAAAGCCCTAGCATCCACTGTACTACCATCTGGATTCTTTACATCGTACCAAGTTGTGTCTTGGTTTTCTTGTCTATATTTATAAGCAGCATAGATGGCAGCAGTACCTACAACACCCTTAGATGTATCCTCTAAGCCCTTCATTAAATATCTCTGACCTTCTTCATTACCTGCTCTTAACATAGAAGATCCCGTAGCAATGTCTCTAGCACCAGAGAAGATGCCAACAGGACTATGCTTGTTTGTCCATGTCATAGCATTAGCCATGAAGCGAGGGAAAGGAACAAAAGTAGAACCAATAGGGCCTGCTAGTTCAAAAAACTTAACTGCATAGAACATTGGGCCTTGTGTTGGCATCTTGCTAAACGTAGCAGCTAGTGCTTCATCTGTAGCATTCTTAAGAACATCAATAGGAACATTCTTTCCTTGTTCTATTACATCGTACATATTGATACCAACACGGCTAAGCTGTTTCTCAACAGAAGAAGCAAAGATGGCTTTTCTAAAGAAAGCATCCTGAGCTACGTTTAATGTGTTAGCCATCTGTGCCACTTTAGAAAGCTCAGCGTCCCCGGCTTCTCCGGCTGTGCGTAAGATGCGACTACGCAGAGTAGGAGAACCAGCAAGAAGTTTCTCTGCTACATCAGAAGACAGGTTGGCTTGGCCTAAATAGAAAGATGTTCTAACAGCATCATCATAGACACCTTTAAGACCACCAGTAAAACTACCTGTTAATGGCTTACCACTGCCTAGTTCATAGGCTGTCTTACCCATGCGATAGAGAGAAGATTCAATAGCTTCAGAGGCAGCACCAAAAGTTACAACAGCAAGACCTGAGTAGGCGTTACGCACAGTGGTAGCAATTTGTGACACCATTAAAGCTTTAAGCTCTCTGTCCACTCTCAATGTTAAGTCGTAAAAACCAGTGAAGGCAGATGTAAGTGTATTACGTTTACCATACATCAAGTCAACTTCTTTGGCTGCTGCTTTATCAATTTTCTTAAGTGTGTTTTGTAAACGAGCAAGCACAGAATAGGCTTGTAGTGTACGACCAGCATCGCCTGCTGTTGTCCTATTCATACGAGCAAACTCTTCTGGTGTAACTCCAGCATTAGCTAAAGCATCACGAAGAACAACATCATCAATGTTCTCAATGTTCATGAAAACATTCTTAACAGCATCACTAATTTTCTGCTCGCCTTTAGGAGCAAGCTCAGGAATCTGTGACCAAATATTGCCTGCAATCTGTGCAGCCTTCTTGTTCACATCGTTTCTTATTTGCATCTCAGCAATAGCTGTAGGCTCTCCTTCTTTATTGAGAAGCTTCCTACCTTCAAAGATGTCATAGGCATCTTCTAGTTGTATCTCTGTTGGATCCTTAGCAGTTATCTTCACTTCAGGTGGTGGTGTAGACACATCCATCTTAGGCTCTATGCGTATCTCTCCTTGTTTAAGAGAGCGTCTTTTATCCAACACATCTTCTAGACCCATTGACTCACCTTTAGCAAGTCTAGCAGCACCAAACAAAGAACCCGTACCTAACAAACCAAAGCCAGTTCCTATTGCAGTGTCTCTTGCTAATTCACCTGTGTCAATTCCGGCAGCAACTTTAGTTTCGCTTTCAACTAATGATTTTTCAAACTTTGCAACTTGCTCAGTGGCTTGTACTTTTTCATCTGGTGGTAAAAGATCTACTACTTTTTTAGCTTCTTCAAGCTTAGCTCTGCCATCTTTGTTCTCTGCTTTTTGTGCTAACAGTTTTATCTTTTGATTTTCTAAACTCGACAAAGCTCCTGCTCCAGTTTCCACCCCAACAACAGGAGCAGCGATAGCTGCTTTTTTCTTGAGAGATGCTTTAATCCCTTCTTTAGCCACTTGTTTAGCTGCTACATTAGCAGCAATATTTCCAGTTAATAAACTAGCTACATTAAATGGATCTGTAATACCAAACGCCAATATATCTACAAGCGGACGAAATCCTCCCTGTCCTTTTTCACTATAAAAACTAGCTGTCCTGTCCCATATATCATATGCTTTACTAGCTTTTAATGCATCTTCTTGTTTTGCATTCTCAAGCCACAGACGCTCATCTCTAGTGTTCATGCTATTTAATGCTGTTGCTCTCATAGCAGTAGACCATCGCTTAACATAATCTTCTTTGGTTTCATTAGGAAGAATAGCTCCTTCTTTACCAAACCTAGCTACGGCATAGTCATTAATAGATTTATAGACATCGGGCTTTTCGTACAGATCTTTAAACGAAAGCTGATTAGCCTCTATTGTTTTTGCTCTTTCAAGGTTGCTAGCTTTGGCTTGAACACTGCTTTGTTTAGCCATCTCTACAAGAGAAAGCTTAGGAGTAGGAGCAGCCTCTGCTACAACAGCATCAGCAGGTGGAGTCCATCCACCAACGGAGGAAGCAGCGGTGGCTTCTACAGCATCAGCAGGTGGCTTCCATCCACCAGTGGAGGGAGCAGTAGTGGCTTCTACAGCATCAGAAGGAGGAGTCCATGCCATGTTTATTTCTTTTCCCGTTTAACATAAGGCTTACCGTCAGGCCCCATTGTTGTTTCACCCGGTTTCATAGTGGCCCACTTAGCAGCAAACTGTGCTTGTGTAGGCAGCTTCTGTGGGGCAGCAGCAGGTGGCTTAGTAGGGGCAAGAGCAGGCGCTGGTGTAGCAGGAGCAGGGGCTGCTGCTGGTGCTGCTGGTGTTTCTGCTGGAGGTGCTTCACCAGTAGCAGGCAATCTAGCTACACCATTCTGATCAAACACAACACCAATAGAAATCAAAGCTGTCTTATGAAGTTCAGACTTAGGCTTACCATCTGCGCCTGTCATCTGAGCAATAACAGCGTTTCTTCCGTTATTTATACCTTGTCTATAAAGCTTTTCAGAAGCCAAGTCTTTAGGCTGCACAGAAGTTGACCCATCAGCATTAGTAATGGTGACGAATGAGCCGGGAGGCATAGAGTCTTGAACAGCAGAAGCAACACCTTTGGTGGCTGCTGAAATGTAATTGGCTGCTGATATTTTCTCTACGTTAGTTTCTTGCTTATCAAGAAGCTTTTCACGTTGTTTCAATTCACTAGTTAACAGAGCAGCTTGTTTAGTGTCACCAACTTTATTAGCCTCAATGATTCTATTAGCAATGTCTGTTCTAATATCAGCTTCACTAACTCTTTTATCGCTGGCTAAGAGTTTCTGTCTGCTCTTAAGCTGAGCTTCAAGAGTGGCCTTTTTATCTGGGTCTTTCTCTGCTTGAATCTGTGTGACAAGATTAGACTGTATTTGTTCATTACTTAAAGATTCAGAACGGGTAAGAGACTCAGTCACAACAAAAGCAGACATTTTAGTAGAAGCCTTTGCAAGGGCAGTAGGGTCATTAGCCTCTTGTGCTTTAACTACATCAAGCTTTGCTTGTTTAAACTGTGCATCATAGCTAGGAGTGGATAGAACACCTAATTTATATTCAACCTTGCCTTCAGGAATCTTAGGTTTAAAGGTCATTGCTCCTCTCAACTGCTCTGCATTAAGCCCTAATGGGGAAACAATTCGGTTGAGTTCTTGATCTTGTGTGCCTGCTGTAATCTTTTGAATAAGATTCATACTCTTATTAGCTTCAACAGGAGCAGCCCTAGCAGCAGACATGTCATACATGTCATTAATAATTTTATCTACGTCCTGTCCTGTGGCTTTAGTAGTGACCTGTGCAAAGTCACTAAACTTAAGTACAGTTGGGTCCCAATCAGGCTGTGCTGCTCTAGCTTTTAAAGCAGCAACAGCAGAAGGATTTGTAGATGCCATCACTAAGTCATCGTTAGATACTGTGGGAAACTGAGACTTAAGAAAGAGAGCATCATCTTTCATCTTACTAGATTGTTTCTCTCTAGCATCTTTAACTTTGTTGTAGTTATCAATAAGCGTAGACGCTTGAGCAGCAGCTAGTTCTCTAGCATTCTTTTCTTCTCTCTTAATACTCTCAGTGAGAGTGGTAGCAGCACCAGTTGCAAACGCTTGAAAAAAGCCAGCCATTACATCACCTCTTTTTGTTTACGTGCCATAAGACCTGCTGGCTTTGTTTCTTGTACTTCCTCAACAGTTTTCTCCATGCTCTCTAAAGCTTTCTTCATAGCAAGTCTAGCAACACCAACAGGAATAATATTCTGTCTCTCTATCTCATCAGGGAAAACAATATACTCTACATTACTAAGCTCAGCAAATGTAATTAGCAATTCAATAATGACAGGCATAACCAGTATGCCCATGTCCATTGTATGAACACCTTCATTCACATGGCTAAGCATGATTGATTGTGCCATCACAGACAGAGGCACTTTAGTCTCTATTGCATCAATGGCATTAGACATAGCTTCTGGATCAGAAAAGCTATCCATATATCTTTGAACAACCTCACCAATATTAACTAGTTGAGGAGGCTGTTGCCAAGGTCTGCTCTTTTCAGGAGCAGTCCAAGAAATGCCCGGAGCTACAGGTTGTATTACATCAAGGGGGCTTGATTTATTTGGTTGCATTTAACATTCCTTTTCTAGCTTCTCTAATACCCTGTATTGTGTCGGCAACAACTTTTATATTCATATCTTCTTTTTTAGTTTCTTCTGTTTGCTTCTCCTTAGTAGGAGCAAAGCCCATAGGTTTCTTTTTAGAAGCAGAAGATTTATTAGAAGCAATGATGCCTTCTATTTTGTTCATGTATGATTTAATATGTTGCATTTTTAAAATCCTATTTTCCTAATAACCAATCAGATATTTTCTGACCTAAAGTATCAGCCACTGAACTACCACCACTGGAGGTTAACAAAGCAGCACTTAAACTACCTAAAGCTGCATAGAAAGCAGCGTCTGCTGCCGCATCTCCAGCATACTTTGTTGCATTAGTAGTGAGAGTCACTTTAGAAATTTCATTAGCTCTCATTAAAGCATTATCAGAAGTCTTCCATGTTGTCTCAAGTTGATCTCTATATGTCTGTGAAAGCTGAGCATACGTAGAAGCAGACAAGTCTGTATAATTCTTAGCATTAACAGCAGCCATTGCATTTGTTTCTCTAGTGTTTGCTATAGAAACATCTGCCAATATTTTAGAATTTGCTATGCTAATTTGAGTTGATAGATTTGCATTAAATTCTGCTCTGTTGTTTTTTTCCTGTGCATTAAACTTAATAAGCTCATCAGCAGCAGACTTATTAAACATAGACACTTTGTTCTTTTCTATGGCAGTATATTGTGAAGCAGATAAAGCAAGCTGTGAGTTTATTTTATCAGCTTCTAATGCATTAGCAGCATTAGTTGCTCTAGCTGCATTGATAGCAGCAGAATCAGATAGAATAGCCTGTGCAATTTCTTGAGACTTAATAACAATCATTTGCTGTTTATTATCTAAGTTCTTCATGTCTATTGCTAAAAAGGATTGAGCATTTATAACAGCCGCTTTTTGTCGGTTATCTAAGTTTTGCGTGTCCATTGCTGCATAGGTTGCAGCATTTGCAAGAACAGTGGCTTGTCTATTAGTCAAATCAGCAAGGTTTAGTTGTTGAATAAAACCAGCTTCAGTAAGCGCTTTCTGTTGATCAGCATTAAAATTAATGTTAGCAACTTCACCAATACGAGCAGCATTAAGAACACTTGCTTGTTGCTTATTATCAAGTTCTTTACCAACTAAAGCAGCTTTTACTTGAAACTGTGCAAGAGCCGTTTGTTGACGATTGCTTAAATTAGCTAAATCAACTTGTAAATTCTGAGAAGAAGTTTGTAGTGCTGCTTGCTGACGATTGTTTAGGTTAAGGTTATTAACTTCAGCATATCTAGCAGCATTTACAATTGATACTTGTGTAGCAACTTCCAAGTTCTTTTCTTGTGCTGCTGCTCTAAATTGTGCGTTTGCTAAAACAACAGCTTGTTGATTACTTAGGTTTTGACTTTGTAAAGAAAAAGAATTGGCACTATTTTGTAATGCTGTTTGTTGTCTTGCACTTAAATTAGCAAGCTCAAGATTTTGAGAAGCCGCTGCATTAGCCAGTGCTGTCTGTTGTCGATTGGATAAATTTGTAAGTCCCATCGTAGCAAAAGTTTGAGCGTCTGCTGCTGCAATTGGAACAGCACTTTCCATTATGGCTTGAACAATAGCTGCACCAGCAATAGAACTTCCCCCCATTCCTCTTGCAGCCATTGCTGCATTAGCTTGACGCATAGCACCAGTAGCCCATGCTGGAGTTCCATTATTAAACTGTTGCATCAGGTTTGACAGTTGGCCTTGTACAGTGGAGGATGAGTCAACAAGTCCTTGTTGTGCTGTTGCTAATGCTTTACTAAAATCTGCTTGAGAAGCAATTGCAACGGCATCTGTATTCAACTTGTCCATTGTTGCCGCCACTGCCACCACTGGTTCAATTTTACCAGCAACAGCAAGTTCATTAGCTTGTACAGCCGTTTGTGCTGCTTGCACAGCAGGTTGATATGTTGTTTGAGCAGCCGTTGTTGTTGGCATAGTAATATCAGCAACAGTCGCTGCTTTTACCATTTGATCAGGAGTTGTCTTTAAGTCAGCAACATCTTTTACCGTAGCTGCTTTTCCGGGCTCTGCTGCTGTTGCTAAAGCATCCTTAGAAACAGTGCCTTGCGCTGCGTCAACTATGGCTTTTGTAGATACAGTGCCTGTTGCGGCTGATTGAGTAGCTTGTGCTTTTTCTAAATCTGCTTGACTTAGGTCGGCTGTTATTTGTTGTTCGGCTATATTAGCAGGATCAGACACACCAACGGCAGTGACTGTGGTAGAGGGTGTAGCGTCTTGTGTTGCACCTGCTAGTGATGCTGACGCTTTTGTTGGTTCTCCTACTAATGATGCATATCCTATTGATTGTGTTGGCGCAGGGGGTTGTACAGCACCACCAACAGAATAGCTTCTGTTCCCTCTTGTTTCTTTGGTGCGTTGACCTAAAAGGTCAACAAGAAGAGAAATAGCAGCAGTTACATCTTTAGGCTCTTTTTCTTTGTCTGTTGGTGGTTGTTCAGCCCTACTACCTAAATTATAAAGATTTGAACCAGCAGGAAGGCCTGCATTGGCTGTGCCAAATGTTCCAGCAGCAGACACAGTGCCTACACCAGTGGCAGAAGGGACAGTAAGTCCTTGTGCTCCACCCATGCCGGTAGGAGCAAATGGATTGAAAGAAGAAGTTAAATTAGGAGTGGCTCCTTTTACAAGGCCTTCTGTTGCAGGGGCTGCAAGCTCAAAGCTAGTAGCGGCTGACGGTGCTGCTGTAAAAGAAGGTGCTCCAGAAGCACCAGTGCCTAAGCTGTAATTAAGTTGTGTAGGAAGACTGCTAGCTGTTACACCAGTGTAAGCTCCAGCAGGTACAGAATTTAGAGCAGCAGTTTCAAGACCAGCATATGCAGTGGTATTAACCCCCGCTAATGTCTTAGCTGCGGCAGCTTCAGAACTAGCTAAAGCAGCAGCTTCTGCTGAAGCTGCTTCAGCAGCAAGCAACTCAGTCCCATAATAATAACCGCCAGCAGCAACAGCAATAGTTACCCAACCTCCGGGAATATTCTCATTAACAAAGTCATCAATCTGTGCGCCTACTTCTTTAACAGTGCCAACAATACCACCACTGTCATCTATGCCTAAAACATTATCAGCGGTGTCCCCAACAAAGCCACCAAGTTCCTCCCAAAAACCATACAACTTAATTTTCCTATTACCCACGTGCTTAAACGCATTAGCAGGTAATGAAGGTATTCCTAACAGAGCTAAACTATTACTATCTCTCATAATACAGCCTTCCACTTAAATTCAGGTATATCTGAAGCAACCACAGGAAGACCTAAACTTTTTAATAAAGTAATAATTTGTGGATTATCTTCATCGCTATAGACAACCTTGATATCAGATTGTTTTATTTTTTGAACAAGTTTAGTAAGAGATTGAATTAGTATTGTTGGTTTGTCTATGGTATACAAGACAAAATAAACAATACCCGGCTTAAGCCTTCTAAGCTCTAAGACAGACTCGTTTTCTTGTAGTAGGATGGAGTCTCCTAACTTGGCAAGCCTATAAATGGTGTTAAGTCTTTTAGCTGGGTCTTTTCCTTTAGACTTCATGTATTGTTCAATGATATAAGAGGCTTTACTTTTAGGAGCAGATACAGCACCACCTTGTGCATATCCAACCATACCACCCTTAGCCATGTTCTCAGCAAACTTAGAAGTGATGGAAGCATACCGCTGTGCATCTGATGGTCTAGACATTAAGAACTCATCAAACATTTGCATAGGGCCGTTATAGCCCATCTTTCTGGCTACAACTTCTTTTTGTGTTGCTGTGAAATTTTCTTTCATTTCTTTACTACCCTATACAAATATTCTAAAAAATGTTGATTATCTTTTAACACTGATATCAATCCTGTAGTTAAACAATACACTTGTCTTTCATTCATATTAAGCTGCATGGCATTATCTATTGCATGTATAGCTTCATGTAACACTGTATCTACTTCTAGTGGTAGGGGCTGACCGTTCTTTACTCTTATCTTTAAGTTGTCCCAATCACACTCACCAACAGCGTCTTTTAATTCATCTAAATAAACAATCTCATATTCCCTACCAATTATGTTTAGGTGGTTTGGAGACATTATATTACCGCTTAAGCAACAAGTCCATTTAAATACACTGTCTTACCATTTTGTTTGGTTGCTGTCAACTCTTGTTTCTTGAGGTTGTTTGGGTCATAGGAAACATGAACCCACCCGCTATCAGGAATACCACTTGTATAAAATTCTAATATAAGCTGTGTATATTCTAAATTGTCCATAATCCACTGAGCAAGCTCAGCATTAGGTACACCGGGTATTTCTATATCGGCTGCTTGGCCCTTGCAATGGTCTGAGGTACGAGATCCTCCGACTGCTGCATTACTTTCCGCACTGCGAAATGCACTATTACACTTTACACCTTTTTGATAATGATCTCTAACAGGTTGTAATACTTTCTCGCACAAGAGTTTAAGGCTAGCAATGGCTGCTTCATCAGGTGTGTTGTCCAAGTTTAGTCTTAATGCAGTTTCTGACTTGGTAAGCTCATGTAAAGAGAAGTTGGCTGTTAAATTCATTTCATATTCCTTAAAGTGTTATAGGTTTCAATACAAGCATTAAGCTTTCTTATGGCTGTGTCGCCTTCGGCTGTGATGGCAATAAGAGATTCAGCAACCGATCTGTCAAGTTCGGTTCGTGTTTCTCCGCTGTTATCTCCGGTGGTAATGGAGGCAACTGAGGAGGGACATACGGGGCCTTGGGTGGCGATTGACAGGCGCAAATCACCAGTGGCAATGTTAGCCCTAAGAGTAGTGATTTTCTTTTCAGCATCTTTGTTAGACTTTCTTAATGTATCTGCATATGTTGTGGCTACAACCACCATTTGTTTCTCTGTCTCTCTAGCCTTCTCATTCAAAGCAGCAATTTCAACTTGTTGCTTCATGTGAGCATCATGACCACCCTTCCAATAACCCCCTCCAAAACTGCTTAGAACAGCCAGCAAGACGGTTACAAGTATGTAGGGGTTAAGGATGCTCATGGCTTAGGTGGTTCATCGTTATCAGTGGCCTCTGCTTTAGCACTTGCATGGGCAATTGCTTTGACACCAGATCGACCAGCAACACCACCTAACACACCAGTGATGAATACCATTATTGTTGAGATCTGCTGTGTATACACCTTGTCAATTGCAGCCATACTGCCATTCATTGGTTGCATAACAAAACTCACTGAGTATAGAAACATACCCATAGAAGCAAGCAAGATGGTGACAAGCACTACAATTACAAATGCCCACACTCTTACTTCAATCTCATCTGCTGTTAGGCGATTATTTTTTTTATATCCTATTGTTGGCATCACTTCTTCTCCTCTGGTTTAACAAGCATCTCAGGACAAGTTCCTGCTGCTGTACAAATTGGTGGCTTACATTCTTCACTGTTCCAATTCTTTGGGTCTTGGCAAGGATAGCGATAGCGGTCTTCGCACCCTGTCATAAACAGGATTGTCATAAATACTAGTAGGCTTTTTGTCATTTTCCTTCTTTTCAATCTTTCTTCTAAGTCTTTCTATCTGCTCAGTTTGTTGCTTCACTTCTTGTTTTTGTGCAAGAACATCAAGGTACATCCAAGCTAACAAAGGCAACATAAAAGCTACTAAGACAACAGCAGTGATCCATCCCAATACTCCCATCACATCACTTCCTTGTATTGGTGGAACGACAGAAGAAGAATCCAGAGGTATCCGATAAGCACCAGAGTCATAAGGCTGTAGACTAACTTTCTTTGTCTGTCCTGTTCTGTTACTTGACGTTGCCATCTTTTAATTCTTTCACGCTTTTCCTGCACTAGCCTAGCTGCTTCCTGTTCTGCTCCTATAATATCTCTCATCTCAAACACTTTGCTATATAAAGCTCCCATCTCTGGAGGGCTTTGATACACCATAGTTTCTCTAATGGTCTTTTCTAATGCTGCCATCTGATCTTGAGCCATCACCCTCTTTAGGGCAGCTTCCATTAGATTGGCTTGTGGATCGTAAACTGTTTGACTCTTCTCTTCTTCTTCTCTTATGTGTGCAGCTAGTTGTTCTTGAAGTTTAAAAAACTCAGTGAGGTGGGAAACTACATCCACCATCACCTGAGTTTCATCTACTGCTACAAATTGTTGTCTTTTCTTTGTGTTTGAAACTATAGCAGCAGGTGTAGGAGCAGATCCAAATAGCTTGCTCCAAAATCCTCTTACTTCTTTGCCTATTCCTACAACTTCATCTACTGTCCTCTTAACTTCCATGAAGGAAGTTTTGGCTTGTTTATAAAGCTCACAACCTTCCTTGATTGCAGCTACACAGGCATTGGCAGCAAAGAGTATGGAGATAGGATCAATTTCAAATTCCTACTATTTTTTTAAAGAATTCAGCAGCAGCACCCGGCCCTATTAATACAGCCACCATCACTGCATAGAGTAGATATTCAATCTTAGTCATACGTAAAGAGCCGTCAGACAGAGACTTACATATCTGTCCGTATCTCTCAGCACACACTGCTTCATGCACAGCTAGTTTTTTATCTGTTTCGTCTTCAAGCATTAGTTACTCCAAGGTATCCTATTACAGTTGTTGGGGTTATTCTTTAATTGCAGCAACACAGGCATTGGCAGCAAAGAGGATCAATGATTGTCCTTAACCAATTCGGTACACAATGTATGTGCTGGCTGCGGTGCGGCGAATACGGAACCGTGCAGTAACAGCAGTTAACACCGTTACCCTGCCAACAAACGTAACGCCTGTATTTACCGTCATTGTGATCGTGCCAGAGGCTGTGTTAATCACTGAAAAATCAAAACCAAGGTCAACACCTGACCAAGTAATTAAGGTGTCCAAAGTAGTGCCAGTAGGCATAGTCAATGCAAAAGATGTACCTCCTGTCACAATAAGCTGAGTTTGCAATTCAGCGTTGGTAAGCGTTGCAACTGCGCTAATTGTTGTTGCGGGGGCAGGGGCGTACACCACTACAGCGCCTGTTGGAAACTGAGCATTACCTGATGGGTCAATAGTTTGACGAACCGTACCAGCACCATCGCTCAATACTATGTAGTTGCTACCTGTTGCGGATATTGGTGCGGCAAGGCCTGTGTAGCTGCCGATGACTACGTTGTTGGAACCTGTTGAAATAAACGAACCAGCAACACAACCTATGCCAATATTACTAGCCCCTGTAGTTGTAAGTAATGCGTTAGACCCTACTGCTGTTGACCCAGTGGCAGTATTGTCTCTAAGCGCAAGAGCGCCTACAGCGGTGCAGTCTGAACCCGCAGTTGCCGAGTTTAATGCAAGATACCCAATAGCGGTTATATCTTGACCACCAATAACTGATTTTGCCGCTTGGTAACCAACCGCAGTGTTATGAGAACCTCCTGATTGCGCTGCTAATGCGGATACGCCAACCGCCGTGCTGGTTGCTGTTGCGCTGCCACCCAACCCTACAGTCAAGCCTTCAATAACAGCGCCGCCTGTCAATGTCGATACGCCTGTTACGCCCAACGTGGTGGATGCTGTGAGCGAGGTGAACGCACCTGTTGAAGTTGTTGTTGCACCAATAGACATGTTGTTGATAGTACCCACGCCAGTTGAGGTAAGTGCAAGAGTAGGAGTGGTACTAGCTGTCAGCGTAATCAAGTTTGTGTAAGCCAACCCGTCTGTGTCGTATGCAGCAAGGTTTAATGTATTAGTCGCTGTTTGTGCTGACTTAAGCTGAGTACCTGTAACAAACTGTCCGTTTACAGTAATAGTGTCTGCCGCTGCATCTCCAATGGTTGTATTGCCATTAAGCGTAGTCGCTCCAGAAGCAGTGAATGTAGTAAAAGCGCCTGTTGATGCTGTTGTCGCACCAATGGACATATTGTTGATAGTACCAACACCAGTTGAGGTAAGTGCAAGGGTGGGCGTAGTGCTGGCAGTTAGTGTGACTAGGTTTGTGTATGCTGCGCCGTCTGTGTCGTAGGCTGCAAGAGACAGTGTATTAGTTGCTGTTTGTGCTGACTTAAGCTGAGTACCTGTAACAAACTGTCCGTTTACAGTAATAGTGTCTGCCGCTGCATCTCCTTGCCCTTCATCATCAGCGCCGTGGCGGTACGGATGTCACCGGCCTGACGGAACTGTTCCGCTTTAGCGAGGAGTCCCGCCGAAGTGCCGATATCAGCCTGACCTTGCCCCATCACTTGCTCGGTGCGCTTCGCTTGTGCAACGGCAGGGTTCTCCATGCCGAGCATCCCAGCGACTGGGCCAGCCAGCATCCCACCGGCACGGTGCATTCCAGCAGCGGCACGTTGAAAGGGGTCTTGCGAGGCATACTTGTCGGCAGACTGATTGATCTGCTGGTTCATCCCCTGTTGCGTTTCCCACGGTGTCGGCCCGAATAAGTTTTCCATGATGAGTTCCTTAGAGGGGTTGTCCGGTAAAGGGGTCGAACCTGCCTTGCTGCTGCGGCTGCGCGTAGTTCTGCATCTGCTGACCGATACCGGAGAGCAGACCACCCCACGGACTGTATGAGTTCGCTGCTTGCGTTGTTGCTGCCGAGTTGATCATGCCTTGACCGAGTAGTGACCCCACATTCGCGCCGAAGGTGGATGTCTTAGCACCAAGTGCTGTACCTTGATCCATTGCTGACTGACCCAACCCCTCAATATTAACCGCACCACCCTGTGCGGTCTGGTAGGGGGAGTACGCACCCACTTGTGTTCCGTACATCGCCTTGAGCAGATCGCCGCCCGTGCCAACCATCCCTGAACCGAATTTCGCGTAGTCCATGCCTCCCTGTGTCGATTGTGCCGCGAGGCTCAAATCCTGCATCCGCTGCGCGTTCATCAACGCTTCCATTTCGGGATTCGATGCACCGAGAGTAGAAGTTCCGCCAGTCGCCAGTCCAAGACGACCCTGCGACATCAACCGTGACTCCAGGTTAGCGTAATCACGCTCCCGTGTCGGCTGAAGCAAGGCCATCTGCTCGTCGTAGTATTTCTTCGCCTGCGCCTGCGGATCGGTACTGAGGTACTGATTGCCGAGGGTCATTGCACGCTGCCCTGCCACACCCATTGGTGCGGTAGCCGCCTGCGATCCGGTGAATTGCGACAACATGCCCCCCGATGCGGCCATCAGCGCATCCTGCTGCGCTTTCATCTCCGGGGTGAGTTGATACCCTGCCCGGATTAGATTACCTGCAATATCGTAACCGAACTGGGATTTGCCGAAGTTGGTCGTTACGCCAACGGGTTTGAACTTGGCCGATTCTGCCGCGAGTTGTGATGCGGCAAGCTGGGCTTGTGCGTATTTCTCCGAGGCAGCGGTGGCAGTTTTGTTATTCAGGTAGCTGCCGAGTGCGGTGGTCGTCGCGCCCAGTATCCCTCCGGGTGACACCCCACCGATTGCGCCGCCGAACAAACCAAGCATGCTCGACAGGAGATTGGGGGATGTGCCGACTGCCCCGGTAGGGTCTGCATCGTTACCGGCTAGGTAATCAGCCCATGAACTCTCGCCCGTTGTTGGGTCGGTAGTCGCTGCGGCGTTGTACGCCTGCATTGCAGCAAAGGCTTCACCCTCCGTAATCTGCCCAGATGAAAGTAGCCCCCCGATATGGTTGGCAATATCCCCAATATCGTAGTCAGATCCCCATAACCCTTCGGCAGTGTACGGATCAGCGCTTGCGGCATCTTCAGTCGCAAAAAAATCTGCCCAATCCTCGTCTGTGTATTCATCACCCATGATTTATTCCTTTTACTTAAGTACGCTGCTTGATCACATACCGCCAGCGCCACGCCCACCGCTACTTTGACCGGGGTTGCCTGAGCTACCATATCCACCGCGAGCGCCGCCACCCTGACCACCGATACCGCCGTGACCAACCGCGCCGCTTTGCCCACGGCTACGGCCGTAATCACCACCGCTATGGTCATTCGGGCCATTCATCGCCATACCTGCACGGTCAGATGCGGCCTGTGCCTGTGCCTGTGCCTGTGCCTGTGCCTGTGCCTCCGCTGCTGCTGCGGCTGCTGCTGCGGCTGCTGCTTCGCGTCTTGCCTGTTCAGATGCGTGAATGTGCGCTGAATTGGCATCTATATTGTTCATCATCCCACCGAACAAACCCTCCATACGAGCGTCCGTGATCGCATTCGGCTCACCGAATAAGGAATTTGCGGGGTTGAACCCAAACATACTCGCTATCCCCAACGCCTGACCAATAGGTGTGCCAGCGAAGAGACTGCCAACGATAGAGTTAGCCACATTGTTGATGGTTGCATTAGGTTTCGCGCCACCATAGATGCTACCGGCTGCTGCCCCCGCAATGCCGCCCCACGGGCCAGCAACTTGCCTACCAATAGCTCCACCATT